TCTGCGGTGACTATGGACTTTGGGACCTGAGAACCCAGGCCGGAACCGAGCATGCCATCCACGATGCCGGAAGATACGCTCTGACGGGCGGGGTCGATTGGGGTGAGGGAAACGATGGCGCCGAGAAAAGCCCCTCTGGAAAGGTCAGGAACGCGTCCTACACGGTGCATACAATTGGCGGGTATGTGAATCAGAAGAAGTGGAAGGTCCTCTACATTCGGAAATACGAGGGGCGCGATATTGACCCTGACTTCGTCGTTCGGGACATTGCCAGGGTCACAAACCTCCTGGGTGTCAAGGTGACAGGCGTAGACTGGGGCCATGGCTGGGGTGTGAACAACGTGCTCGTCCGTATGCTCGGCGTCAGCCGGGTCGCCCAATTTCAGTACCTGCCTAAGCTCAAACAACGGCTCAAGTGGGACTCGCTCGGGCAGCGGTTCCATCTGCAGAGAAACTTTATGCTATCCGAGCTCTTCTTTGACATCAAGCACGGGCTCGTAGAATTCCCGAGATGGAAAGACTTCGAGTACTTTGCCAGGGACATTCTCGGCATCTACACCGAATACATCGAGTATCGGCGCGAGGTGAAGTACGACCACCGGCCCTCGGATCCGGACGACTTCTTCCACTCTTTGCATTATGCAAAGCTGATGTCCGATATCTATGCCGGTAAAAGTCGTCGGTACACCATTGATGCCGTCGACGTCGGCGGCGGTTACTCCTAGTGGTCCTGGGAGGCATCGCGCGGGTTCATGGTTTCTCCAAGCGCATCAAGGCGCTTGGAGATCTCTAACCACCGCAAATTTCTGCTGAAGTCATCGTAAATTACTGCTAATGGTATTTACAGCGCCTGGAATAATTTACTTAAGTGGGGTTGACGTGAGCATCGAAGCCATAGCCGCTAAAAGAAAGGCTCGCTATGAGAGGACGAAGGCTGAGGTCAGAAAGAAAGCAAGGGCATACTACCTTGCCAACAGGGAGCGGCTCTGCGCTCAAAGCAGAGAGTACGGCCGAAAGCACCGAGTTAGTAAAGCCGTTAAGACAAAGACGTATAACGAAGAAAACAAGGACCACATCCGGACAAGGAGTAGACACTGCAAGACGAACAGGGAAGAGATAGCTGCACGGCGCGAGGGTTCCGCAGAGAGAAGAACCGAATACCAAAAAGAGTATTACAAGAAAAACAAAGATCGGCTAATGGCCACTCAGAAATTGAGGCGGGATAAGGAAGCACATGACAAAAGAGAAAAGGCGCGTTTGGGATCAGACGTACAAGGAAAAGCATAAAGACACAGCGGCTGCAGATCGGGAGGCCTATAATGAGAAGAACAAAGAGGTTCTAGCTGCCTACCAGCGCGCGTACTACCAAAAGAATAAGGAGAGGAAAATTGCGTACAGCAAGGAGTACTACAGGCGGAACAAGGAGACTATGGCCCGCAAGTCCGCCGGGTATAGCAAGAAGTATAGGGAGCGGAACAAAGAAGTCTTGGCTGTCAGAAGAAAAGCTGCCCGTCTAAAAAGACGCGAAGACCAGAAGAACCTTGCAGAGGAGACCCTCAATGAGAAGCGGTGACAAGGACAAAGTTAACATCTGCGGGATTCATGGCAAGAATCCGTATTGGGTCAAGAGCGCGGTCGTGAAAGGTGAGATCTGCATCGAGTGCGTTGTCGCTGGCTATTTCCGCGATGATATACAGGCGGAGATCCACGGGAGGTACCCTGGCGCATATGCGTGCGTCGTGGCCGGTACGATCGACCAGTACAAAGATGTAGAGCCAAGAGGAATCCCCCAGATCTAAGGTATAAGGTTTTTAGGTTAGAGTTTGTATCTAACCATAACCAATTTTTTGTCAGGACGCTGCCATGCCAGCAACTCTCACCCTAGCAATCAATCCCCGGCTTCAGTTTCAACTCCGCAGCGGCGTCCTCTGGCACTGCGACGCCGGCACCGCGTTAGGATGGGTGCCGACGGAGTTCTTATTTGCAGGCGAGGAAAACTATGATCTAAAGGTCATCCAGGAGATTGAACGCTTTTTTGAGCTGACGGTGCTTGGCGTCGAAAAGGTTCGTAGGGGCTACATCTCTGATTTCACACTCATACACGAAAGGGCTAAAAATGGACGAAGACCCAAGCAAAGAAGACCCGATACTTGAGGCCGAAGCCACGGCTCTCTTTTTTGGATTCAAAAGCTCCTGCGGGATCCAGCTAGCAGAAGAAGCCCCAGGCGTTGGTGGCTTTGTCGGCGGCTGGCTGGTCACCTACAAGCGAGAAATGTTCGACGGAAAACTGCAGCCGGTAGTGGGCTTTTCACTGGCGGACCGGTCAACAGCCCCAGTGAGTATGACCGTACCGTATTCGCTCCAAAAGGCGTGCATCAAAGTCTTTGGTGTGCCTCACGGAGGGATATCTGTGGCGAACTATCCCGGCCGCGGGGAGACGCTGCTTATCCACATGCAGCCAGAATTGCTGGGGCCTCATGCGCTTTTTTGAAATGCACAAGTATCTGCAGCAGCACGGGTTCAGCCTGCACCGACAAGGTGCAAAACATGCAATTTACAACAACGGCGATGCAGACATTACGATTCCGCGCGGCCACACCGTGGACAGAAGGCTATCCAAGCACATCAAAGTTATCGTCAGAAAGGCACACGCAAGAAAAAACGCAGAGGATGCGCCACTCGTAAATACTGTGGCAGAGGATTTACAGAGCGATAACGCCATAAAGGAGAGCTGCTTGATAAGTAAAAAAAAGACAACGATCTATCAGCGCGTGCTGGAATGCTGTACAAAGCACAGCGGCACAGATCTGCAACTTACTATCTCTGACATCATGACAGAGATAGATGAGAGGGAGCCGGACTTCATGGCACTGGTTACGGCGATACGAAAGGCAGATGACATCGAGAAGCTGTTTGGCTTAAGAGATGCTCTGGATCTCGTGGGGATCAAATACAAGAGGATCCAAAAGGGTATTGATGAGTACGAACGTGCTACGAGGCCTGCAGTGGAGATCAAAAGAGTGGAGGAGAAGAAGGTGGAAGAGACGGCCGTTGTCGTACAAAGAGCAGAGGTAAGGCCCCCAGTAGTGCAGGCAGCAACAGGCATGGTCATAAAAAGCCGTGGCCTTTCTTTCTCGGAGAAGCAGGTGGCTTATCTGGATATTATAAAGATACTGGGAACACTGTCCGACACCGACGCCAGGCATGTTATGGAACAGGTTCAGGGCTTTAACAATATGAGGTAACAGCGGTAGCGGCTGGCTGCCAGCATGTTACGTTGTTTTACTTTTAATCAAAGGGAGAAGAATCATGGGAATTAGAAACAAAGAGCAGCTTCCACGAGGCATCACTGTACCGCTATTGCGCGGCAATGGCGGAACAATTTGCGAGATGCTTGGTGAAAATTTCGAGGGTCTGAGTCTTGAACACAAGTTTGAAGTTTTGAAATTAGAGATGCAGTTGATGGAGGCAAAGCAAAGGGTTGAGGACGGGGACTGTCGAGACGAGCATGCTTTTTTCCGGACAGAGGCGCTTTGGGCTATTGCGGATGCGCTAAACACTAATAACGGACTCTTCGCTATTTCGGATGCACTGGATCCGGAGGAGAGAGTTTGATAGGCGACGCTCTTAAGCCAGCAGAGGCTACAGTTTACATTGAGAACCGACGTGTATTGCCAAAGGATTTAGGGAGTGCGGTCACGTTCATCGACCCGCACAAGGCTGGAGAGCACGGCTATATCACTAGCCTTGGCCGCTATCCAGGCACAGTCTTTGTGAGGTTCTTGGGGCCTAATGGCGAAATGTGCAGTGGCAAACAATTGAGATGGGGACATATATGACCATGAGAGAGATTCGGGGTAATACCTACCCCGTGCGTATGCGGCTTAAGGGTATTGGTGCGCAGTGGGACAAGAGTAAAAAACTTTGGGTGATCCAGGAGGCAAAGTACGAGGAGGCCATTGCAATCGTGGGCGGCTCAGGAGCGAAAAAGCCTGCTGGGTGGGAGCCCTGCGGCTACCCAGGATGCTACTGGGGGGGTCCCTGCGATCAGTGTGATGGGGAGGGGGAGTCTGACGAGGACAGGTACGAGAACCGCTTCACCCGAGATTCGGATTACGAGCCGGACTACAATTAGTGACGAAAATGAGTTGGGTTTTTTGACAAGGAGTGCAGTGATGGATGATACCCAGATAAAGCCTGAGCGCGTGATGGTGGTCGATGCTGTTAAACTCGGCCTTATGAGCGACAGTGACTATGACTTAGCGTGACCCGTTAAAAATTCGTAGAGCAAATCATCATAGCCGGATTTAGGTCCGGCTATGATCATTAAACCCCCTTTTCGTTAGCAAGCACCTTGTTTATTAACGGTTCGGCAGCATTGCAAGACTGTCCAATAAAGAGATGATTAATGATCATTCAAAATAGCCAACCATGCAAATTAGGACACCATACAATGAGTGAAGAAATGACTGATCTGGGCAACCACGTAACCGAGAAGTGTGTCAGGGAGCTCACGGAGGCCTTTATGCCCATCTTCATGAAGTACCATGGTGGGCACATTATGAAGGCCATGGCGCACCTCGTAGCAGGCAATATCGCATCGCAGGAAAACGTCGTGGAATCTTTCGACAACTATATCGCTATGGTCAAGAAGCAGACTGCTAACTGTGTCGATTTCTACTGCGTGAATGATCGTTCAAAATAGCCAACCATGCAAATTAGGACACCATACAATGAGTGGATTAGACGACAAGATCGAAGAGAGCAAATATTCACAGGGCACTCTTGATGAACTATTTGCCGAAGAAAAAAGTGCGTTTTGGGGTCGCGATTGCGTGGACTGCGGGGTCAAGCAAGGCCAGCCTCATAATGTTGGGTGTGATATCGCCCGTTGCCTAAAATGCGGCGGTCAGTGCCTATCGTGTGAATGCGATGGCGGCGATGAAGAACGTGATGGCGATATTTGGGATGGCATCTGGCCAGGCGTTGTTAGCTGCTACGAGCAGAAAGCAGTCCGTAACGACAAAGGGAAACTTACGCTTGATCTGAACAATGTCAGTCAGAAGACCGTCCTAGCTGAGCGTCTGAAAGTAAGACAATTGTGGGACATTGCCCATAGCGGTGGTGACGAAACAACCGAACGTCAGGACTTCATCAACTATGTCTGGAGCTTCTATGGCCCCGGAGAGATCTATGGGTATTTCTTCAACCATAAGCTCACCTACGAGGAAGTCGCAGCTGCTGCAAAGAAGCGGATGGAGGACTCGCAGAAGATGTACGGAGGGTTTGACGGAGACTCCGAGGATAGGGAGGCCGCGCGCGACATGATGCTCGCGGACAGTCCCCTCGGCGCAGAGGATCTCACATTTGAATGCCGCGGGTGCGCTAAGATTACCAGCAGAGTAGGGGGCTCACCTTTTGAGGAGTGCCCAGAATGCGCTATGGAAAGAATAGTAGCTAGGGCACCATACGATGAGTGTAAATTGCCATGATTGCTATTTAGGAGCCATACGTGGAACAATCGCATCAAACGATACCTGAGTTCAAGACTGATAAGCGTGACATCTTTGAGGCGCAGTTTGCCTCTCACACCATTCACGCTCAGTCCGTTACCGAGGATGGCAAGGTCGGTTCGTTTCTTATCAGCAAGCACTATGAGGATGGCTCATTCAGGTCGGATTATTCCTTTCGGGTAACATTTGCTCCAAGTTTTCTGGCCTTGTCGGGGGACATTGGGGAGCTTATCTTCCCCTT